TATGACCTCCGACACCATTGACTACTTTATGTCACAGCCAGACGGTGCAAACTACGTTGTTCTCTATCAGATGCTTTGTCTCAAGACCATCAACACCGATGGTCGCTTATCTCGACAGATCGGTGAGGTCGTTATCAAATACGACATTCCGAAAATCCAGCGCGATCTCAAATGGTTCTCTGCGGACACAATCCGCGTGGCTCTCAATCTCTATAAATCTTTCGGTCTTGTTTACGAAGACGTTGACGGCGTTCTGGTTCTTGCGGACCACAACAATCTCGTTGGAAGCGAAACCGATGCAGCTTCCCGCATGAGAAATGTCCGTTCTCGCAAGGCTGACGTTCTCCCCGAAGGTGTAACGCAAGGCGAACAGACCGCGAACATTGTTACACCAGAGATAGAGAATAGAGATAGAGATAAAGAGATTAGAGATAAGAGTTTAGATACAGACACAGATATAGAGAATACGGAGGATGCTTGCGCAGAGCCGGAAACCGTCTCCGCGCCGCCGATCATCAGCATCATTCTGAACGACAAGTCGCTCTTTGATGTGTCTCCGGAGGATTACAACCGCTGGTGCGAGCTGTACCCAGCCGTCAATGTCATGCAGGAGCTTCGGAAAATGTCGAGCTGGAGTACCGACAATCCCAAAAGACGCAAAACAAAATCCGGAATCCGTCGGTTTATCAACGCTTGGCTTTCCAAGGAGCAGGACAAAGGTGGCCAGTATCGCTATCAAGGCAACGGCTCCAGCGGCAACGTCTTTACCGACATCGCGGAGGGCATGAGAAATGGACAGGCTTGAAACGGCTGATATTCTGGCGGTTCTGAAAGCGGCCTACCCGCAGTTCTATAACGGCCTCAGCCCCAAGGAGGCAAACAAGATCGTCGATCTCTGGGCTGAGATGTTCAAGGATGAGCCCGTCATGGTCGTTGCCGTTGCAGTAAAAGCTATGATCGCCTCACGGACAAACACGTTTCCACCGAACATCGGCGAAGTCAAAGAGCAAATCACGAAGATGCGTATGCCGAAGGAAATGACCGCCGCCGAGGCGTGGACGCTGGTCTACCGGGCGATTGCAAACAGCGGCTACAACGCAAAAGAGGAATACGACCGTCTGCCGCCAACAATTCAGCGGCTTGTCGGTTCGCCGCAGCAGCTCCGGGAATGGGGCATGATGAACGCCGAAACAGTGCAAAGCGTGGTCGCTTCCAACTTTCAGCGCTCCTACACGGTGCGCATCAAGAGCGATCGGGAGTATATGGCGCTCCCGTCAGACATAAAACAGATGATTTCCAGCGTCGCGCAGCAATTTGCGCTCGGCGACGGAAATGAGAATGGAGGATGAGGATATGAAAAGATGGGCAAGGCGCAACCTGCCTACGGTTGTTCTTCTGGCGGCGCTGATCCTGCTCGCCGCGTTGGTGCTTGCGATTGCGATGCCACGCGAAACCGAAAATACGCCTGTTGTTTCCGCGGCAATTTCGCCGACGTTTGACGAAGCGGCCTATCAGAGCCGCTTGGAGGTCGAAGCCTACGCGGAGGTCGAACACGAAACCGCCGATATTCCCGGTACATACGATCTGCCAGAGCCTCCCCAAGAGGCAGACAGCAAGCCTTGCGGGAAAGGCGGCTTCGAGTGCCAGGACAAAGAGGACTGGGAGCGCCTTGCCATTGTGATCTATCAGGAAGCCGGCGGCGACGATGTGTGTGATATGTGCCGCTATCGTGTGGCTGACGTTGTCCTGAACCGCGTAGCCGATCCTCGCTACCCCGATACTATCGAGGGCGTTCTGATGGACAACAAATACGGCCTGCAATGGGGGCTGCTCTCCGTGACCGGAATCGTCTGGCCTGATAAGGCAAGCGAGCCGGGCGAAGCCGCCGCCGTGCAGCGAGCGTGGGACATTGCAGCCGACGTTCTCGAAGGGCATCACAGCGACCTCGATGGCAATTACATTTGGTGTTCCGAGTACAAGCAGGGTTCCGAAGTGATCTACTGCGACGGCATTTACTTCGGCGTGGGTTAGGAGGCAGCCATGGCGAAAGATCCAAAACGGCAACTTCTCGGCAAGATCGCCCGCCAGAAGGGCCAGTATTTCGAGCAGCGGCTTGACAGCACCTTCGATTACTACCGCGAGCGCGGCTATGCAGAGATTGAAAAGACGCCTGAGCCGATGAAGGTTATCAAACCGGAGGGCAACGGTCGATTCCTCGCCTGCTACACCAAAAAGGCGCAGGTCGACTACAAAGGCACAATCAAGGGCGGCAGGACGGTCCTGTTTGAAGCCAAGTTCACAGCCACAGACCGGCTGACGCAGGATCGCGTTATCGACAAGCAGGCTTCCTACATGGACAGACACCAGCGGCTCGGCGCCCGCTGCTTCGTCGTTGCCGGCTTTTCGACCGACGAAGTCTACAAAATCCCTTGGGATGACTGGCGGCGCATGAAAGAGCTGTTCGGCCGAAAGTACGTAAAAGAAACCGATCTACAAAATTACAGAGTGAAGACAGCTTGGAATGGAACGCTGTTCTTGCTCGACTGACAACGAAAGGAGTATTTACAATGAGTGAAATCACGTTATATGAAGCGCAAGCCAAGAAAATGCAGGGTATTTGTGACGAACACAATCTGACCTATCGCTTCCTCAAAGACCGCTACCCCATCATCTTCATCATCCGCCCGATTCAGGGCATGGACGCACAGATTTCCATGCTAGAAGCGGTTGAGGAAGCAGGCTATATCAGCCCCGAAGCCGAAATGATGTGGATCTTCAAAGACGGTGCGCTTGAAACGCGCGTCACCGGCGGCACGTTTACGATCTCAAAAACGCTCCGCACCAAGATCGAATCGATCTTGATGAAGATGATTACATACTGGCAGCAGTATTTCTTCAAGGACGTCTTGGAAAAGCACTCGCTTGCCGCTGGCATGATGCCAGTCATCAGCGAGGAAGAAGCCGCAGACGATGAATACGAGGAAGACGCGGAAGGCATCAATGAGGAAGCAGAAGCTGAAATGGATGACGTAAACGAGCTGGAGGACGTGGATGATGAACTCGGCGATACTGCCGACAATTCTGGCGCCGCCGATGATGACCTCTACGATCAGGCTGTCAGCGTTGTCCGCATGGAAAACAAGGCGACGGTTTCTCTCCTGCAGCGCCGCCTGAACGTCGGCTATGCCCGCGCCGCCCGCATCATGGAGCTACTCGAGGAAAACGGCATTGTCGGACCGTTCGCTGGCTCGAATCCGCGCGAAGTCCTTCCTACCGACGAGCCGGACGATGTGGAGGGCTCAGACGATGAATAATCAGAACCCGCCTCTGCTCAAACGGGATGATTACAAAACCATCAAGCACATGAACCGTGAAGACCTGACGAAATACCTCTATCGCATCTACCGGCGCGGCTTCGATGCTGGTGTCGAGTCCACCAAAGGCAAGGTCACCAAGCGTTCCATCGTACCGCCTGAACCGGC